AGCATTGAGTGCTCCACCAACTTTTCCTTTAACTTGTGCCCCGCCCATTTTGAGCGCCCTCATACCGATAAAAGCAGCGCCTAATGTTGCTATACCACCAAGAGCTCCAGGGAGTTTGTTTGTTAGGGAAAGCAGCGCTCCCATTGCTGTAAGAATTGCAGCAACTACTTTTGCAACAATAGTCATAACTGGAAGAGCTTTAACAAAGGCGTCTTTTATTTGTGTTCCAATATCAGAAAGTGCCAAATAAACTTCGGCAAATGCCATAGAAAATTTTGTTAAATTGTCTAAAAACGATTTGTCAGTAAAGAACATGGCAATCTGATCAACGGTTCCACCAAAGCTTGAAGCAACAGCGCGCAAAGCGGGTAAAAGAGCTTTCCAGATACCAGAAGCAGCATCCTGCAAAGGACGCAACCATTCTACTATTCTACTGGCTAAGTTACTAAAGGTTTTCCAACCATCACTCAATCTTCCAAGAGCATTCGTAGCGTCAGGAACACGTGTCTCAATTAGTCTTCCAATAGCATTGGTTATTTTTCCAAAACCATCGGCAAGTTTCTGAAGCGTTCCGCCATTTACTACGCCACCCATTTCGGCATTGATGCGCATGAACAAGACTCTTATGTCGCCCGTCATTTGTTGGAAAATTTGCTTGACCGGCCCGAGAAGAGGTTCACCCATTTCAACAAACATTCCCTTGATTTCACTCAAGGCACCCTTTGCTTGACCAACAAGCGTGTTGTTCATGTTTCCAAGTTGACCAGAGTACTTTTTGAAAGTATCTCCTAGTGTTCCGTTAACAGCAGCTTCAGCAAACTTGTCATAAGTGTTGATTCCCTGAGCGTTTGCTTCTTTAAGTATTTTCGTGAACTCTGGGCCAAGCGCTTTACCGGCTTGTTGAACTTTGGAACCAAATGTTCCGCGCTTTTGGTACTCAGCCATAAACTTTGCTAGTTCTTCTGAGTTCTTGCCTATGTCCCCTCCCATACCGCTTGTAACATCCGCTAAGGCTCTAAAAGCTGCGGTTGTTTTACCAGTGACAGGTCCCTGCTTGGAGAGGGTTGAGAAGGCTGCGGTAAGCGACTTTGATCCAAGTACTGCTAATTGAGCATCATCCACAAACATCTTCATTGCGGAAGAAGCAGCCTCAACACTACTGGCTGTATTTGTTGCCCCATCAGCAAACATTGGAGCAAAAGAAGTTGACGCAAACTCTCTCTGAGCTGCTAAGAATGTGGCAAAAGCAGCCGTTGCCGCAACTATTGCATAAGCAACACCTGATAGAGCTAATTGATACCCTTTAGCGACCGCTGCGCCCGACTTAAACAATAGTGCCGACGCCCCAATAGCAAGCGCTGCAGCGGCCATTTCAATAGCCATTGGTTTAATGCCAAATTTTATGAGTTTGTGCAATCCGCCCAGAAGGGTCTTGGTTGCGTCGTTAACATGAAAAAGTTTTTTCAGAAAACTATCCTGATTTTTAGTCGCATTCTTAGTTGCACCAGAATGACTATTTAGCGCCTTGCTGTTTTTGTTTGTGCCTTTTTCAAGAGTGTCGTGAGTGGATGTAACTTCATCCATCTTCTTACGATGTTTATCCATCGTTTTGGTGCAGTCATCAACTTCACTGCACATTGCGTTAAGAGCTGCGCGTACTGCGGTGATACTGGCAATATCGGCATCAACGTCAATTTTAATTGTGACATTCTCAGCCATATGCACTCCGAAGTATTAAATATAATACGAGTTTTAACTACTTCTCCTTAGAAGCGCGCTCTCTATCATCTCCAATAACTTTAGCACACGCTACTCTTATCAACCACTCCGTATCATCACCATCAAGGATTCTGATGGGGTCAGTACCAAACAATTCACCTAAGCGTGCGGCAGAAATTACCCGCACATCTTCAGTTAAGAATTGGATGACCCCTTCGTAGGGTCCATAGTTTCCACCGAGTCCCCATATCCAGATGCTTCCATGATTGCCACCGCAGCAGCTTCAACATGGGGTTCAAGACCAAAGAAGGCACGAACACAATCAGGAAGAGCGCGTGTCGTCTTGGTCATTTCAAGGATTTCTGGAGAAGCAAAGTTGACTTCATAACCGTTGCCATCAGTAACTATTTCGCCATTAAATGCGATACCTGTGGTTGTATGGCCGATAACTGAGCAAGCAAACTTGAGGGTGTCCATCCCTGATTTGCTTTCTTCTCCTGCGTTTTTTCTCCAAGACTTCAACTGATGCTGAGTAACGTTGGGTGAAACGCGGACGGTAACGCCGGGTCGCTCTGGAACTTCAACAAAGATATCAGGACGCTTTACGCTTCCTTCAATAACTTTTTTGAGTTGCGCAAGGATTGTTGGCTCATTTGACGCACCGGGGGTGTCGTCTGCTGGCATGATTGTGAAAGGTGTATCCATGAAAGTGACATTATCATGGCCGGTTTGTAACAACCGGAACTATCAAAATTTAATTATGCTGGTGCAGTCGTTGGAACCGCAACTGAAGAGATCATGAAAGTCAGACCAAAAGTGGCAGGGGTTCCGCTTGAAGCATCGCCGTCTGGTTCTGTAAGACCGACCAAAAGAGCCTGACCATAGAATCTGTCGTTTCCAACCAATGCAATACCAGTGTTCAGTACCTTGACAGTGATGTCGTAATAAATTCTTCCAACAAGCTGACGGAGTAATTGCATGTTTGCAATAAAGACAGTATCCGCAACTGCGTAGTTAGTGAGAGTTATGTCTCCTACTTCTGCTGGAGCCGTAACAATGGATGGCCACTTTGACCCACCGTGGTACACCTTCTCAACCTGTGCTTGAATTTCACCGCCAGATACTTGAGCAAAAAACTCAGCAAATGTTGGCATCTCCCCAAGCGTTGTGTCTGCCTGATTAGGTGACGGGCTAATAGAAGCAACAATTTGGCGTTGTGGAGCTATCTTTGCAGCATTATTTCTAATGTTGTATGCAGTTCCGCTAGAGTTTGATGTCATGGTGGTTCTCCGTCTTAGGCGAGGTTAGTTGTCAGGTTTGACTTGATGATGTTTACAGTGATTTTGTCACCAACACTTGAGATACGAACTCCAACTTGGGCTTTGATAAGACCTGTTTGGAGTTGTGAAACCGGGTTCATTGTATCATTAACCGCAATGGTGTAACCATAGTCTGTACGACGTCCACGAGAATCAAATCCTTCGTAGAAACCACCAGAAAGTCTGATTGGTTCAAGAACTCCTTGAATTGCTGATTCAATGTTGCCGTAAAGTGTCTGTCTTCCATTGATAGAAGAAAAGATGAGTGATTCAAGTTGAAGCTCACATCTGTCAACGATGTAGTTGATTGTGTCTCTATTTGTAATAAATCTGAACTGAGCAACATTCGTTGAGTGAGAACGAGCACCGTAAACTCTTACATCGCCGTTAATGATTCTGATTGCATTAACATAAGCAGCATCAAGAGTATCACCGGTTGTTCTGCCGACAACGGTTACAACTCCATTAACAAATTTCGGAATTGTAACTTCACCTGCGTAAGCTTCCCAAGTTCCAGTTGCGGTAACAGTTTTTGAACGAGCAGCCGCAACATATGCTTCTGGAGAGATACTAATCGAGTTACCAAGATAAGGAATCGTGATCCACGGATAGTACATCGCAAGGTACTCATGATCGTCACCCACATAACCAGTTGACATCGTGGCAACAGTACTTGCATCGTCTGTTTCTTCAAACGAAAGAAGAGCAACTCTGTTGTTTGCCACACAATGTGTCTTGATAGGGTTCCAGAAATCTGTTTCACGTGTTGTTGAAGTTGCGGTATCAACCACACCAGGAATGGCTACACAACCAGTGCCAAGATCTTCTGTGAAAAGAGCAAGAGCAGAAATAAAATCTGCTGTTGTGGCGGCACCGTCAGTTCCTGCGTTAGCAAGCGCAGCGGCTGTAGAAACAGTAACAAAAGCGGTATTTGCACGATTCGTGGTGGCTGCTGTTACGTAGTTTTTAAGAACAGCACTGTTGTTGACTGCATCAACAAAAGCTCCAGAGTTTTCATATCCACCAGTGAAGATTGATTCACCTTCATACAAGATGGTAAATGTGTAAACACCAGAAACAGCCGCGCTTACAGTAACAGTGATATTCTCGCCCCAGTCGCCGCGACCAGCCGCAGTGAGTGTTACTGCAACAGTAGATCCTGTGGAAATCAAACCCAAAGAAGCTTTGGCGTTTGAACCAGTGCTCTTAGTAGCTCTTGCTACATAACAAAGAGAGCCACCCTCTTCAAAAAATGTGTAAACACTTTGGTAAAGATACTTACCAGATACGAAATCGCCAAAAGCGGTCGTGTAGTCGTCAATACTTGTACATGCAACAGCAAAAGTATCTGAACCGCGTTCCGCTTCACCAACAACAAAAAATGTTGCCCCTGGTGCAGTGGTAGATGCCGAAGCACCTGTTCTGATTGCTGTGTTGATTGTTACTCCGGGCATCCGCCATCCTCCGTAAATTATGTTTGGACGATTAAATTGGCCTCGTCAGTCCTTACTGCGAGTATACATTTATTCAACCGATTCTTCAGGAACTTCTGTAGTATCAGAACTTACTTCTTCAACAATTTCCTCTTTTGTTTCTTCAACAGGTGTGGTTTGTTCTTGAATCGGCTCTTCTGTAACTTCAGTAGATTTTTTTGAAGATGTTTTTTTTGTTGATTTTGTGTCTGTTTCTTGCTCAATAACAACATCAACAACGACTAAATGGCCTTTTCGCACATTGGCTAAGGCTACTGGATTCCACTCAACAGAAACACTTTTGCCGTTATCTAGGCGATCTCCTGCTTCGTTGTATGAGGTTGAACTGATTGAACCATTAAGAAGGGTGACTAGTTTTCCTTCATATTCTTGATATGTATTCATAAGTTTTCCCAATCAACCTTCGCTTGGATCCATGTCTAGCATCTCAATTTCATAAGTGTCTACCATTGCAATTTGCTGGCGATAAACAATTTCATTGATTACTAAATCATACCCTATATAAGCACCTGCAAGAACCCGGTCGCCTTTTAACATAGTTAAATCAGAAAATTCCTCAGTAATACTAGACGAATCAATATAGGCTTCGTAGTCTCCATTTGCGTCGTTTAACGTTTGCAACGAAGGAACATCAAGAAGCGCAGAACGAACCACCGTCGTAAGCCTGTCTCTCATTAACGTTACTTCTTCAGAACTATCACTTCTAGTCCAAACATAAGTACGCATAGAATATGTGACACGGTAAACAGCATCGCCTGTATATGTAAAACCAGACTGGTCAAACCTATTGGCTGAAATTGATACCGTAATCAAAGTTGGCCAATGATCAAGGGCTATAGGTTCGTGGGAAAGATAGAGAAGCGGATCGGGGAGGGTTTCGTCATCCAAATCCCAACCATTTCTGTACCTAAGCATTCTTCCAGGAATGTCAGCTTTGAGATAATCGCTCACATATTGCTTAGCGAACTGTGGTCCCTGCATTAAGTAATCAGTCATTATGAAATATCATTTCCCACGACATGTTCACGTGTTTTCATTCCTAGCATTTTTGCAAAAAACGGTGGTTCAAAAACTACTTGACGCTTAGCCATTTTTGATGTTCCATATTGGTGGAATTTTGCGTACTCAACCGAGGTTCCAAATTCAGCTCTGGTAAAACCAATATGGTTCTCTGGGCCATTGAGGTCAGAAAGGCTCTTGAAAAGTGCCCCTGACTGCTGAAGTATTGGCTTTCCTGGATAACGAACGCCCTTCCAAGCGGCGTAGCGAGCATCTAGAGGATCCCATCCACCGACCATGAGTCCTGAAGTAGTGAAGTTTAAGGCGTTTGCTCTTTTTAGATAACCTTTTGCCCAACCAAATACTGGACGAAAGTCTTGAGATCTGCGAATCATTTGATCCATACGCCTAATAGCGTTATCCGCATTGCAAGAAATATTCATGCTAAGACTCATTTATGCGACCCTAGTTCTTCGCCATCTTTTAACCGCAGCAAGTTCTTTTTCCAAAAATCCTGTTTCCTGAAGTGCAACTTCACGAGGATTCAAATCCTTAATACCAACCACGTCGTCATGCATATTCTGCATTTCTCTTGAAGCTGCTCTTAATATCATTAACTGAAAAACCTTTATTCCATCTCCGGCTAAACCTGCTCTGTAGGAGATGGTGATGATGTCGTTGGCAAAACCACGATAACAGTCAATTCCAAATCTTCTCACGGTGTAATCATTACCTAATGCAACAACCGTTCCAGTTTGAGCAAAAGTTCCCGCAGTAAGACCACTCTGTGTCACCGTGAAAGTGTTGGTAGCAACAGAAGAAATAACATTAGATGAAAGATTTAGAGCAGAAGTACTCAAACCGCTCACTTTAATTTTTTGCCCGACAGTAAAACCGTGGTTAGAAGCCGTATATGTGACAGTTGTTCCAGCAACAGTTACCGAAGTAATATTTGCATTTCTTATTACTGCTTCGCCAAGAAGACGACCAGTTTCATTCAGATTAGAAACAGTTACTTTTTGTACTGAAACAATTGGAGAATTGCGAATATAGATAGTCTGGGGAGGTTGAGCGTATGTGACCATCCCAATAGAGTCATCTGATGCGGAGGTTTCGTTTGAGAAAAATGACGACATCGGTACGCCAACAAAGTTTGATTCAAGAACGTAAGTCTCTTCAAAATCCGTTAGCTCTATAGGACGACGCAGGTAGGACTCAAGTTCGCTTTGTAGACCTTCAAGGACATATTCAGCGGCGGTTTCCTGCCTGTTACTGAACCGAATATCCATATATGTTGCTAATTGTGAAACGCTTACAAGCATGATGAATTACCTTAATAAGGGGAGAAATAAACCGAGAAGGTTTATCTTCTTACTGCTCTACCAGCAGCCCTTGCTCCTGCAGCGGCACCACGGCCTGGTCTTCCTCGTCTTCCGCCAATTTCGCCTGCTCGTCTTGCGGCAACTAGGCCTGGGGCAGTACCTGGGGTACGGTTATAGGCTTCTGCGTTTCCGGGAACACGCCGTCCATTGATGTAGAGAGGGCGCTCAATTATTCTTTGTTCTCTTCCGCCGCCTGGACGTGTGAACAGCTCAATATCGCGTGTCATTGTGGAGTTGGGCATAAAATCCTCCGATCGGACTTGCCTCAACGATACCATAAAATGACTGTAAAGTATTTATCTATCTAAATTAGGTGGTCGTTCAAATTTAGGTACATTTTTTTCATCAATCTTGGGTGCCTCAATAGGAATCCAGGCTCGTGAATACTTATGCTCAGGAACCTTGCGATGCTTAATTAAATTGGGCGCAAGCATTAAGTCAAGTTCATCGTCGGTGAGACCCAAAAGTGTCAATAGTTCTTCTGTGTCGTATTTTCCAGTTACACAAATATCAATAATTATGTCTGACATTTTTTTAGCAAGAATTGAACCCCTTGCTCTGTTGAGTCTTATATGCATAATCATTGAATCAATATCATCAATGTCTTTAAAATAAACAGGAACTTGATCTCCGTGAACCTTGATGAACTTATCTTCTTGAGCTATCGCCCATCTGTGAAAACCATCAATAATTGTAGAAGTTTTCTCCTGAACGACAATTGGTTGCGCCCACCCATAATCCATCATTGATTCACGCAATAAATTAAAATCTGGTTTTAACAAATAAGTTGTTCGCCAATCAGCTGGCTTTAAAGCAGAGTTAGACATAAATACAATTTTCATAAATTTTCTTCCATTTGTTCATTAGCAATCATTCTCATCGTGTGCGCTCTTGTTCCTGGACCGACAGGCGAAGGAGAGTTTGCCTGAAAATCATTAAGCAACAAAATGCGAAGCAAATGATCTGTTGGAAACCCAAAAGGATCATTAGTTTGCTTTTTCCTAAATTCTCCAGCAAATTTATACGCTGCATTTTTGATTCCAGGAGTGAGCATATTTTGCTCAATACAATCACGAACCCCGTCATAACCATTTTTGGCGTAAGAGGCGATAAGTTTCTCAATGTTGAACTCAGGCCACCACCGACGCTGTGCATCTATTTGTGGAAAACAATCAAAAAGCTTGTCATAAAATTCAGGTTCAGTTGAAACAACATCACCAATTCTCCGTATCGCTACAGAATGCAAAGGTATTCCAATTCTCGTATTGCTTCCAGTAAGTGAAGCAAGGTCGTAATACTCGCAGTACTCAGCACCGTGTTCTTCTGTGATGAATTTCAAGACATCATCAGTTGTCCAGTCGTAAATTACTTTTGCAAGCCTTAGAGGTATTGACTTCTTAACCTTGAAAGGCGCAACGATGTAGTTTTCGTGGAGTTTCTGAACACACGATCTGTATCTAATCATTGACTCATTTGCACGGACACCGTTAAGAAACGCAGTTCTTCCCATTTTTCCCTGCATTGTGTAATAGTCGTGACCTTCTGGCGCTGGAAAATACGGATCAATGCCAAAGTGTTTAGCGGTGATTGCACCTTTAGGGATGTCCCTAACCAAAAGACCTCTATCTGCCCGAGCTTGCGACCACAGTAAGCAGTATTCACGGCGACCCAAAATCCAAATTTCTTGACCAGCCGGAAGGCAGTACCATTCCATGTCAATCCAGTCATAATCTCGTACTTTTTCTACGAACTCAACAACCTTAGGGCTTACCATTTCTTCATCTCGGAAAATCACTTTGACTGGCCCGAGTCCTCTTTCTTCATGAACTTCTTTAGCCAAATAAAGCACTGCTGTGCTATCTTTTCCTCCAGAAAACTGAACGCAAACAGTATCAAAAGTATCATATATGTGCCTTATTCGTTGACGGGCCGCATCAACGCAACTCATATCTAGAAACATTCTCTGTCTTGGCATCTGCCTAGTACTTTGCTATCTGGGAGAGGCGTTGAACTTCTGCATCTTTTGCACTTACTAGCGATTCAAGTTTGTTGATTTTGTCTATGAAACCAACATACTCGTCGGTTAAATCAATAACAGAAGAGAATAGTTCTTTTAAATCTTTATTGCTTGTTGAATCAACAAACTGCTCAATGTTTAATAGTTTTTGATTAAGTTCTTCTAGAAGTTTTTCCTGCATTGTTAGTCCTTCCATTTTGAACTCCCCACTAAAACTCCAAGAAAAAACATTGAACAAAACAAAATAATATCTACAAATATGTACATATTAATCCGATCCCTGCAATGCGGACTTTTTAGCATAGCGCTGCAAAAAATTTGTTCCTATGGGTGTGATTATCCAACACATAGAATTTTTCTTTTTAATATAACCTTTGGAGTGAAGATCAGTCAATCTTTCGTTCACCCGCGAAGGTTTAGAAAATCGGTGAGGGAACATTCCAAGTATTTGGGAAGCGCTTGCACCAGTGGTGTTTTTCATTTTTAGATATCTCAAAATAAGAGTTCCAATCGGCGTATTTGTAGAGTTTACTGATTCTGCCATTTTTATCCCAAAATACTGTGTTCGTCAATATCGTCAAATGTCCAATACCCGTCAAGTGTTGCCCATAGTGCGGTATCAATAGCAGTTTCTTCAAGGTCATATTCGTACATAAGGTCTTTGTGTGACTTGATTGCACGACGTAAAAACTCAACAGTTTTCATTCGTTCTTCAACCTGATCGGTGGACATAGCAATCATCCGTGTTATCTCGTCAAGACGGTGAGCAACATGAAACCGAAATCGGTCAATCTTCTTTCGGCGCTCTGCTGAATCAGAAACAACCTCAGCTATAAGGGTTATGCCTTCACTGCCGAGCGCCTGATATGTAGCCACATCCTGCTGTTCGCCTTTTATGATTTCTTCAACTTGATTGTCTAGGTTTTTTAATAAAATACTTACAGCACGCTGCCATCTTCCCCAGTTTTCTGGAAGTTTAAGATACTCGCGCTGTTGATCCGATACTTTATTTTTGATTTCTTCGGCTACTAGCCTTGCGAAGGAATCGTCATTCATTATTTATTCCATTCTGGACATATTTTTTTATAGCTACACCAATCACATAATCTGTGCTTGATTGGTTCAAATTCACCAGAGACACACCGTAAGTCAATTTCTTTACGAATGTGCACCACCGTGCTTCTTACATTTTCTCTATCTTCATCTGTAACTGTTTTTGAGAGAAGAACTGCGTCTTTAATGAACAGTAGTTCAATTTCTTTTACGGTTTGATTTAGTTGTTTTTCCAACACATAAGCGTAGAGAAGGAGTTGAAAGTACTTATCATCACGATATCTAGGAGATGGTGTTTTTCCGGTTTTGTAATCACCGACAATAATTCCGTCATCAGTATTTCTCCATCGGTCAATGAAGCCCTTGATGGCAACACCATCAATAGTGTCGTTAAGTTCGGTTTCAATTCCATCAAAATGAAGCGCTGTTGGGTCTTCCATTGCAAACAGGTTCTCAACACACCACCACGAACTCCATCTAAAGAGTCGTACGGCCTCGTCTCCCTTTACATAGGGGGCAATCTTTTCGGCATATTCCATCTCCCACCATTCTTTAGCAACCAACTTTGCCCTATCTAGGGTTCGTTCATCTTTAGGCAAAGAGTATAAATCTTCTAAAATGCTATGAACAAAGTTGCCACGAAGAGTTGCTTCCGTTGGCGGATCTTGAAGACCATCAATTCTAGAAAACTTATACTTCAGCGGACATTGTTGAAATGTTGAAATTGAAGATGGAGAAAGATACGGAGGTGGTTTAAGAATAAACTCACTCATCAGTAGATGGTGCTCCACTAAAAGAGATACGCAGGCATTCGCCAATTAGTTCTTCTAAATCTTTTACTGTTGCGGTTTGTTTTGTTGGCTTCGGACGAGAACCAGCGTATGTTTTCCAGAAACTTCCAAGTTGTGTTTTTCCTGCTGTGTCAAGACCTTTTGATACTTGAACAAAGTTGTCCCATAGTTCCACAATGGCTGAATCAATTACTGGTTCTGGTGGCTCTTCGGCGCTCAGCGCTTCTTCACTGCGAGCAAGATAAAGACCAACACCAAGCGTTTGTGCGGCCTTCTTGAGTGCATCAGAAACAGCACCCTTCATTTCGTCACCAAGGTCAACAATGTCGCCGGTTTTTGTGCGCTTAATCTTTTGACCACCGAATCCATCGCGGATAATGCACGAATCTGGACGAGTTGCATCTGTGTGCCACATAAGGCGAACATGGGCAACGATGTAATCGGGATCAATTGCGTCACGAGAGCATGACAAAATGTTGAATGACCATGAGTCAAGTCCAAGAACTTTGTTAAGACGAGTAATCACTTCGCTTACTGGAATGTAAGTAAGTCTTGCTCCGCCTTTGCTAAGGTTTTTTTCTACTTCGGGAGCGAATGGCTCGTAGAGGTTTTGATATGTATTTGCTAACATTTATTTTGCCTTTCTAACAATAATGCTTGTTTTGTAGTCGCCTACTTCACAGTAATTATCTGCGTTTATACCTATTTTTGATAGTTCTTTAACCCGCCAATACGACGGTTGTATGTAGTCCAAAACCTTTTTTAAGAGGTCTTCCGTTGACAGTACCACTTCTCCAGTACTCATGTCAACCGATGATTGAATAAGACGACGCCCGACTTCGTTAATCAGTTTGTCGTGATCCCATTTCTTTCTATCTGAAGATGTTTTAATTTCAATCTTTCCACCATGCGCATCCATTTCTTCAATGTTGGCTTTTTGCAGCGTGGTCATCACTTGTGCTGAAAACATTCCATAAACGTCACTAAACGCATTTTTCATAGAATGCAAAGCAACTACGGCATCGGCCAGTTCTTCAGGGGATGGATTCTGGGCAAGGAAGTCATTTAACTGATCTTCCGCGTCCATGACTGTTTTCATTAATTCGGAAAACAGGTCGTTAATAGAGGCCATTTTGAACCTTTCAATATATAAATAGAATATTAGT